ATTCAAAGAACATTATATTGATGTTCCAGAAGAAAAATATAACGTACTTGACGACTTAACAAATCAAACAAAAGATTTAGAATCTAAACTTAACGAACAGATTGAAAAAAATGTAAATCTTTCTAAAGAAGTTTCTGATCTACATAAGAGAGAAGCAATTGCTGAAGTATCTGAAGATTTAACAGATACAGAAACAGAGAAGTTTATCTCTATGGCTGAGAATGTTGAGTTCGAAAGTGCTGAAAAGTTTAAGGAAAAATTAGAGACTATTAAAGAATCTTATTTCCCTAAAACAAAATCAGAAGTAGCAGAAGAAAATTCTGTTGATTCTGTGGCGGCGAATGAACCTGCTGTTGAAGCAAGTTCGGATGCTATGGCTGCATATACAGCCGCAATATCTAAAAACCTTAAGGCGTTAAACTCTTAATGTTTTTTAACAAAGTAAATCAAAAGGAGAGATAAAAATGTATCTTACTGAAAACTTACAGGAAAAGTGGCAGCCAGTCCTAGAACATCCAGATTTGCCAAAAATCGAAGATGCTTATAAAAGAGCTGTAACTACTGTGATTTTAGAAAATCAAGAAAAATCAGTTAGGGAAGACCGAAGCTTTATGGCTGAGGCTGCACCTACAAACGCAACTGGTTCTTCTGTGGATAACTTTGATCCAGTATTAATTTCGTTAGTCAGAAGAGCTATGCCAAATCTTATCGCATACGATATTTGTGGCGTACAACCAATGACTGGTCCAACAGGCTTAATCTTTGCTATGAAGTCAAGATTTGGTTCACAGGCTGGTGCAGAAGCACTATTCAATGAAGCAGACACAGATTTCTCAGCTAGAGACGCTGCTGGCGACACAGGATCACCTGACGCACAATCAGGTACTAACCCTGCAACACTAAACGATTCACCATCTGCTGGAACTTACACAACTGGTTCTGGTATGACTACTGCTCAGGCAGAAACACTTGGTGATGGTACTGATGAGTTTGCTGAAATGGCATTCTCAATCGACAAGATTACTGTTACTGCAAAATCTAGAGCTCTAAAAGCAGAGTACACTATGGAACTTGCTCAAGACTTAAAAGCAATCCACGGTCTAGACGCTGAAACAGAACTTGCAAACATCCTTTCAAGTGAGATTCTTGCTGAGATCAACAGAGAGGTAGTTAGAACTATTTACGGTCACGCAAAAGCGGGTGCTCAAGTAAATACAACAACTGCTGGTATCTTTGACTTAGACACAGATTCAAATGGTCGTTGGTCAGTTGAGAAATTCAAAGGGTTAATGTATCAATTAGAGAGAGACGCTAACGCTATCGGTCAACAAACTCGTAGAGGTAAAGGTAATTTAATTATCTGTTCTGCTGATGTTGCTTCCGCACTTCAAATGGCTGGTGTTTTAGATTACGCTCCTGCGTTAAACTCAAACTTAAATGTAGATGACACAGGTAACACCTTCGCAGGTGTACTTAATGGTAAATTTAGAGTATATGTAGACCCATATGCTGCTAATGTATCAGCAAGTCAATACTATGTAATCGGTTACAAAGGAACTTCACCTTACGATTCTGGTTTATTCTACTGCCCATATGTTCCACTACAAATGGTGAGAGCAGTTGGTCAGAATAGTTTCCAACCAAAGATTGGATTCAAAACTAGATACGGTATGGTTGCTAATCCTTTCGCAACTACTGACGGAGATGGCGCATTAGACAACTCTGGTGCAGTTGCTGCTGGTAAACAAAACATTTATTACAGACGAGTTAAAGTTACAAACATTATGTAATTTCGATTCCTCTCGAAAAATTAAAAAGGGGCTTCGGCCCCTTTTTTTTAGCCTCTTTTTTCTCTTATAAATAGTAGTATGACAACAACAAATGTAATCAATAGAGAACCATCTAAAAGAGATTATGCTAGTCCTGTTCAGTTTAGATTTAAAATGACTAAACTACCATTAGTTGAATTTTTTGTACAGAGTGCTAATCTACCAGGCATATCTTTAGGTAACGCAACACAAACTACACCTTTATATGATATACCAATACCAGGTGATAAAATTTCGTACTCACCTTTAGACTTATCATTTATTGTTGATGAAAATTTAAATAACTACAAAGAAATACACGATTGGTTACTAGCATTAGGTTTTCCTAATAACCACACACAATTTGCAAACTTACAAACTGAGGGTTCAGATAGATTTCCAGGATCAACTGCAGGTTCAGTTGTGCCAGGTGTAACAGCACCAGCACCTCTTGCTGAAGGCGGTACATATTCAGACGCAACACTAACTGTTTTAAATAGTAAGAATATTGCAAAGACAGAAATAAGATTTCAAAATGTTTATCCTACATCTCTAACAAGTCTAAGTTATGATGTGAGACAAACAGATATTGATTACATACAAGCTTCTGTAAGTTTTCAATATATGAATTATGATATTGTACAAATATCTACTACATAATAAAATATAGGATGATACATAATGAAGAAAGCATTTTGCTTTGGTAACGGTAATTCTAGAAAAGAATTATCACTAAAAGATTTTAGAAAATATGGCACCATCATAGGTTGCAACGCACTTTACAGAGATTTTTCACCAGACATTTTAGTAGCATTAGATTCAAGAATAAGTCATGAAATATATCGTTCAGGATATGCACATAAACATACTTGTTATCTAGGATACTGGACACCTGTGCCAGTTTTTGTTGCCAAAGAAATGTTAAAAACAATGGCAGATAAAACTGATATTGAATGGAAAGATAGTATGGATGTAGTATATCATGGTGCTGATGGTGTTTTTACTCTAACAAAAGGTCATAACTTAGGTATAACTTATGTTACTGGCGTTACAGAAAAAGACAAAGTACAAAATATAGAACCAGATGTAGATGGCTTTGCTTATGCGACAGGCTCAAGAAGCATTCATCTTGCGTGTGAATTAGGCGCTAAAGAAGTTTATATTATAGGTCATGATTTGTATAGTTTAGATAATAAAATAAACAATGTATATGCTGGTACAAATTGTTATGCTGATAAAGAAGCTGATTATGCTAGACCAAATAATCCTGACGAAACTTACAACTGGATACTACAACATAAAAATACATTTAATAAATTTAAATATGTCAAGTTTTACAAAGTAAATCTTAATACTATCGGCACAACACAAATTGATTGTGAGATAGATGAGTGGAAAGAGTGTGATAATATTGAATATATTACACAAAAAGAAATGGTGAAAAGCCTTGACAAAACAACCAAAAGGTGATATAATATCCGTATGACATTAGAGGAATTACAACAACAAGTAGATAGAGATTTTAAACTTGACGATACTGAATTAGATACCGAATCAACTAAAATACCTTTACTACATAACAAATATTTACAACATTATAATAAGTTTTCTTTATTACTAAAAAAGGCAGAATACGAACATAAAACAATGCAAAGACAAAAATGGGAATACTATACTGGTAAAGCAGATCCTAGTGTTTATAGAGAGAAACCATTTGATCTAAAAGTATTAAAAGCAGATGTTCATATCTATATGGATTCAGATGACGAATTACAAAAGGCAGATCAAAAAGCTGCATATCTAAAACAAGTAGTTACTTATCTTGAACAAGTTTTACGAAGTATAAACAATAGAACATTTTTAATTAAAAATGCAATAGAGTGGAAGAAGTTTACAAGTGGAGCAATATAGTTTTCCTGCCTGTGTAGGTTTATCTAAGATAGGTAAACACGGAAGAGTTTATGAGTTGTGGAACGATATGACAGATCGTCCTACACCATGGTACATGAGACTAATACCCATGAAATATATTCAATGGGATAGAAACGGGAGTTACATCTTTTATGGAACATCAAAAAATATTCGCAACTAATCTATTTTTAATAGATGAATTTATACCACAGTCAACAACAGCAGAAGTTGGTATTGTTTCTGGTATGAAAAAATACATATCTGATCTCTGGACTAATAGAGATTATGATAATAATTGGCAAACTAAATCTGCTGATCTACACACTAAAAAAGAATTTAAATACTTTGCAGAATTAGTATTAGTAACTAGTCGAAGAATATTAAAAGATTTGTCTTATGATGTTGAAGATATTGCTATTACTGATATGTGGGCAAATGTTTTAAAAAATAATGAAAGTCATCCAGTTCATACACACTCAAATAATTTTTTAAGTGGCACATATTATTTACAGTCAGATCAAGGTGCGAGTATAGTGTTTCATGATCCTAGACCTGCAGCTGATGTTATAGTGCCTAGAAAAAAAGAAACAACTATGGATAATTCTAGTCTTTTAAGTTATGCTTCGAAAACAAACAGAGCAATATTTTTTCCTTCATGGTTGCCACATTGGGTACAACAAAATAAATCGTCTAATAAAAGAATAAGTATAGCATGGAATATACAAGTCAAAGGACAGTTAGGAGAACATCATGAGTTCCAGTCAGCAGATTTCTGATTTTATTTATTATTATCCTAGAGTATTAGGACCAACAGCGTGTGATAATCTAATTGCACATTATAATAAAGATACATTTATAAGGTGGAAAACTTCTACCTTTTCTACTACGAATAGCGTAACAGGAACGTCTAAAGTAGATATGAAAGAATTTTGGATAGGCCCAAATATGTTTGGTTATCCAACAATAAAACAAGGATTTGAAACAGCAGTAAATGATTATATCAAGGCACATAATAAA